CGAGTGCGAGCGCCTGCAGGGCTTCCCTGACGACTACACGCTGATTCCCTGGCGTGGCAAGCCCGCCGACCAATGCCCAGACGGCCCGCGCTACAAGGCCCTGGGCAATAGCTGGGCGGTGCCATGCGCGCGCTGGATCGGGGCGCGCATCGCGGCGGCCGTTTCTGCGCTGCCGCTCCTCGATGCCGCTTGATCCTGCGCCATCAAAAACCGCTTCGTGGTCGAAAGTGGCGTGGCGCGCTATGCGTCGGCCCTGGTGAACTACTCGCGCCGCTCGGGCGCCGGGGCGTTCTCTCCCGGCTCTGACCCCGTGGTCACGCGCTTTGCGGGCCAGGCCAACCTGCTGGCGCTGACGATGCCCATGCGGACGGATGAGCCGGCTTTCCCGTTGTTCGCTGCCGGCCTGGCGCGCGATGGCCTGCGCAAGGCTAGGGCCAAAGAGCGCGCCGCCGCAGAGGTGCGCCGCCTGCTGGCGCAGGCTCAAGAGGCCGTCAACGCTGACGCATAGCCGGTGCCGGCCTGACGCCGGTCGCCCTCAGCACTTCGACGGGTTTATCTCGCAGGCCTTGCGGTAGGCGGCCACAGCGCCAGCGGTCTGGCAGAACTTTTCCAGGGTGATGCCAGACGATGCGCGCCACGCGCCGCCGCCTTCGGTGCGCATGCAAGCCTCGGTTTCCATGCGGGCAAGCTCGGCCGTGTCCTTCGGCCCCGTGATGGCGCCCCAAACGAACAAGAGCGCGACGAAGCCAAGAGGCGCCCAAAGCCACCACTTTGTGCGCTTCGGCTTCGCACCGCACTGCGGGCACGCCTTGGCCGTGGTGCTGATTTCGTGGCTGCATTCTTTGCAGGCAACAAGCGCCATCCCATTCCCCCCCTTGTGTGAATGGGCGGAGATTCTGCCGGAGGCGCCCGGGTTGTTGCCACGGGCGCCGCCTGCGGGCCTACGGTTTCTTGCTGCCCTCGATGGCCAGGCGCTCAAGTGCTGCGGCCAGGTGCGGCAGCATGGCCTGCAGGTCAGTGCGAATCTTCGTCAGGACCGTTTCCGGGCCGCATGGCACCGACACGCGCTGCATGTGGTGCCGCACGGCTGCGGGCAGCTCGCCAGGGTTGCCGCTCCATTGCGACAGCAGCAGGCCTTCCAGCTCCAGCCCAACGCGCCAGATGCGGTAGCAGTCTTGCCCGAAGCCCTCCAGAGCGTCCAGCAGCTCGGGCAGCAGTGACACCGGCAGATCGCGCGCCGGCACGCCAAAGCGGGCCTCGATGCCGGCCCGCAGGGCTTCATTGATGCCCTGCCGGTTGCGGTAGAGGTATCGCGCCGCGTGCTGGGCGTGCTGGCGCATGACCCATTCGCCAATCTCCCCGAGCTTGGCCGGCGGAACCACTGGCTCGGCTGCAAGGTGTTGGTAGCGCCCGGTCTTGCGGACCGCTGGAAGAACTTCATGCGTGACCCAGCGCTTGAACGCCTTGGCCTCGGGCTTGCGGCTGCCCAGGACCAGGCTGTAGAGGCCGGACTCGTTGACGATGGCCATTTGCTGGGGGCCGCCAGGGGTGCGGACTGAACCCGCCCCCTTTTCGTCGTCGTCAAGGCGCTCCAGGCCGTCGCTGGTGCGCGTGATGCCAAGCGCGGCGCAAACATCGGCCGCGACGAACCAGGGGTCGCCATCGCGCAGCACAACGCGCAGGTTCTGGGTGGAGAAGGTGAAGGTCAGCGCTCCCGCGCTGGTGTTGCCGTTTGCCATGATGGCCTCCGTGAGCGGTATGAACTCGCCCACCTGACGCCAATCGGGTGGGCGACCGAACGGAAGTTGGCGTACCGGCACGGCAACCGGCGAGCCCGAAGGCTCCTCCCGCCCGGCCGCCCGTAGAACACGGATGACAAGGCATGAAAAAAGCCGCCATGCTTGCGCGGTGCGGCTCTCTGCCGCCGTGGACGGGACGCCAATCCCGATCCCTGTTTTTTGCAGGGACGGGCGGACTGTGCCCACGCATCGGCGGCTAGTCAAGGGTTTTGATTGTGCTACCGTTTTGGTCGCCGCGCAAGCGCTGCAGATTCAAACGTCGGACAGCTTGCCGCAGCGGTAGCACTGCAGGCCTTGTTTGGTGATGGCGAAGGCATCGCACCCGCAGCGGCAGACCCAGCGCGAGGCGGGCAGGGCGGGGAAGCGAAACAGGCCGCGCGAGGTGCTGCAGCTCGGGCACTCAAGCCAGGCCGTCCCGACAGGCGCGACCGCCACCCAGGAATGATTGCAGGCCGTGCATCGCGCAGGGCCTGCGATCTGGGGGCCGCGCGCTTCGCGTTCGGCGGCTAGGCTGATGACCGTCACGGCTCAAGCGTAACGCGCATGGCAAGGATTTTGTACGCCTCGACCCGGTCTTCATCCAGCAGGGTTTCGTGGTGCTTGCAGTGGAAGGGCGCGGCCGGCCCCTGCAGCGCGGCCAGCAGGCGGGCTTCCATGGTCAGGTGCGACCAATACAGCGACTCCAAGCCGTTGGCGAACTCATGGATGGGCTGCCCGAAGTAGACCAGGGCCTCGACGGCGCGAGCGCCCACCAGATCGCCCTCAGCCAGGCGCATCGGCACGATGCGGACCATGGGGTAATCCGCGGGGGTCATGTTGGCCTCGCGGCCCACCTTGCAGGTGGCCACGCCCTCGACGGCGGCCAGGGTGTCGCGCACCAGCTCAAGAAGGGCCTGCGTGTCGCTCGCCATTACGCGCGCTCCAAAGGCACGGTGAAGAAGCTGCCGCCGCTGGTGCTGGGCGTGGCCGCTGCAGCCGCGGCGCGGGCTTCGGCCAGGGCCTCGGACCATTCGGCGCGGTATTGCTTGCCCTTGGCCGTGAACAGATCGTCGGGCGAGCCGGCGCACTCAAGGCAGGTGATGACGTAGGCGCGCAGGACGGCCAGGCGCGCGGGCCAATCGCCCGGGAAGGTGCCGCGCTCGGCCACGGCGGCAATGGCGCGGGCCTCGCGGTCTGGCGTCACCAGCGGGGCCAGAAAGGCGTCGTGGTAGGTGTGGATCGTGGTCATGGTGCGGGGGCGGGCGGGCTGTCCAAGAGGGCGCGCAGGTGGCGCTCGAACGTGTGGGGCGCCATGGCGGCGGCGCGGGCGAAATAGGCGTCACCCTTGTAGCCGGGGTGATTCACGCCCTTTGCAAAGGCGAAGCGGCCACCTGCCACGAAGCGCAGGGCCGACTTGTTGCGCGGCTCGATGCGGTGCGGGCGCGTGCCCCAATGCACGAACACGGCGTGCGGTGCGTGCTGGGCATCGTGGCCGATCACCCAGGACTCGCCCTCCCTGCGGCGCACCAGGGAGCGCACCAGGGCGCCGGTCTTGTTGTGCATCGCCGCGTACATGCTGGCGAAGTCTTCGACCGATACGGCCGCCGCGGCCAGGGCCTTGGCCGGCAGTGTGCCGATGCGCTCAAGCTCGGCCTGCGTGGCCTGCAGGCCTTCCGTGGCGGTGGTGAGCCGCATTAAGCGATGGCGGGCGCCGGCTTGCGCTGGCCGCCTTCGTTGTCACCGTCGCCGCCCTCGCCGCCGGTCGGCCGGCTCGCAGCCTGGGCGGTTTCGTCAATCGCGGCCAGGAGCTTGGCTTTGGTGGCTTCGTCGGCGCCGTCGAACTCCACGCCCACGATGGCGCGCTGTTTCTCGGCCAGCACGGCCGGCGGGAAGCCCGTCGCCTGCATGCTCGCCAGCACGTCAAGCTCGGCCAGCACGTCCGCCAGATTGAAGTCGGCGGGCCAATTCGCCTCTACGCGGTTCGGCGTGCCGCAGGCGCGGGCGAACAGCTCCCACATGCGGCGCTCCAGCGCCTGCAACTGGCGGGCGAAGGTGGCTAGGTCGGCGTTCAAGGCCTCGAATCGCAGCTTGCGAGACACCCCGGACTCGCTGGCGGCCTGCGGCCCGGCCATCACATCCTCGAAGGTGATGCGGCTGATGGTGGCCTGCAGGTGCTCGATCTGGCGCAGGTAAACATCGGCCGGGCCGTTCGGCGGGGCGATGAAGGCCGGCGTGATGCCGCTATGCACGACCATGGAGTGCGTCCCGATGGTGGCGCTTGTCTTGGCCGCGTCGAACGTGGCCGAGGCCTCGGGCGGCACCTGCAGGGACAGCAGGGGGAAGGTGACGCCGCGCAGGATTTCGTCCAACTCGCTGCGGGCGTTGAACAGCCGGCGCGAAAGGTCCGCCACCTGGGCGTACTTGCCCACCACGGGGAACTGCTGGCCGTTCTCGGTGAAGGCCAGAACCGGGCAGGCGCCGAAAGGGTGGGAGCCCTGGCGGATGACCGCCTCGCCGCGCAGGACGCGCCAGCCGGTCGCGGTGTACTCCCGCTCCACGTCCACCAGCTCGCCGCCGATGGTTTCCTTGTCGGCCAGGCGCACCATGCTGAAGACACCGGACTCAAGGTCAAGGGTGTAGCTCTTGACCGTCTCGGGCGCCGCCATGCGCAGGTAGGGCACAGCGCGCGCGCGGAGCTGATCGCCCAGGCTGGCCGGCGCGTGTTCGGTCTTGTCAATCACCAGCAGCATGGTCCCGCGTGCGCGAGCCTGCAGGGCGAACGAGCGCCAGAAGCTATCCAGATCGTTGCCCCGCAAATCGGAGTCGCTGAGCAGCAGCATGGAGAGGGGGCCATCGGTGCCCGTGCGCATGGGGCTGCGGCGGCCCAGGAAGCCCACGTAGCGCTCGCAGGCGCTGCGCAGGTGGTTCTCATAGACCGCGACCGCGTTACGGCTGGCGAACTTGTCTTCACCCTCGCGCGCGTAGCGAACCAGATAGGAGTCGCCCAGCACGCGCCCGGTGGTGCGCTTGTGTTCTTCGTCCCAGGTCCACGTCACGGCCGGGGCAAAGCCGCCGGTCCCGTCTAGGGCGTGCGCGAGGAACTTAAAGCGGGTAAGGGCGTGGGTGAAGTCCATCGCCGCACTTTGGTTCGCAACTGTCACCGGGGCCTATGCCGCGCGTGACGTGCCCCGCCCAAAGTCCGCGGCCGTGAAAGCTGCAGGCGCGATGCCGAGCTGGACGCCCGGATGGTCGGCCGCGATGGCGCACCCGGTTCTAGACCCTACCCATTCCCCACATGATCGACCTGAACAAGTTCAAGGGCAAAACGCTGGGCGATGCCGAGACGGCAGAGATTCAGCAGGCCCTGGATGCCGAGAAAGCCCGCGCAGAAGCTGCGGACGAAGCCGCGCGCGCTGCGAAGCGCGAAAGCATCGACGGCCGCAAGAAGCTGAAGGCCGAGCGCGACAAGGCGTTCGAGAAGCTGGGCATTACCGAGGCGGACGAACTGGAAGGCCTGAAGGACGCCAAGGGCCAGGCCGAAGCGGCGCAGCAGTACGAAGCCCGCATCAAGAAGCTGGAGCGCGATCTTGGCGAGGCCAACACCGTGCGCGACCAAGTGACGGGCCAGCTCAGCGGCTTGCGCCGCGAGGCGGCCATCACCGAGGGCATCGAAGGCCTGAACTTCCGCAACCCCGCAGACGTGCGCGTGCTGCTGGGCACTCGCGTAGTGCAGGAGGGCGACGCCTTCCTGTTCAAGACCGACGAGGGCAAGTTGGTGCCGATCAAGGAGGGCGCGGCCTGGTTCGCCAAGACGCGCCCGGACTATGTGCAGCCTGCAGACGCGGGCGGCCAGGGGAGCGGGTTCAAGGGCAACGCAGCCGGCGGCGGCACTGGCACCCAAGGCAATTGGGGCGGGGACCGCAAGGCGCGCGAGGCGGCGATTGCCGAGCGCTTCAACCTGCCGGCGAACTGAAAACCTGACCAAGAAGGGAAACCATGTCTCTCTCGCAAATGCAAGTCTTCAACGACTTCATCATGCCCGCGACCATTGAAACGCTGGGCCAGATCGTCGCCAAGTTCAACGAGGCCAGCGCCGGAACCATCCTGCTCTCTACCGAGGGCATGACCGGCGATTTCCTGCAGCAGAGCTTTTTCGCCAGCATCCACGCCGCCCAGCGCCGCGTGAACCGCTACGCCGCCAACGGCGCCGCGGCCGTTACCGACCTGACCCAGCTCAAGCACAGCTCGGTCAAGGTGGCCGGCGGCTTCGGCCCGATCCGCTACGAGCCGGCGCAAATGACCTGGCTGCAGAAGCCGACCGCCCAGGGCATTGAAGTTGCCTCGCGCAACTTTGCCGAGGCCCTGCTGCGCGACCAGCTCAATACCGCGATCCTCGCCCTGCGCGCGGCCATCGCCAACCAGGCCGCAGCCACGAACGACGCCAGCGCAACCAACGGCATCACCCATGCGGTGCTGAACGATGCTGACGCCAAGTTCGGGGACCGCTCGGGCGATCTGGTGGCGCGCATCATGACCGGCGCCGTATATCACAAGATCATCGGCCAGAACCTGGCCAACGCTGCGGGCCTGTTCTCGGCCCAGGGCGTGCGCGTGGTGGACGTGCTGGGCAAGGTGGTTGTGGTGACGGACGCCCCGGCGCTCTATGTGGCCGGCACGCCCAACAAGCAGTACGTCCTGACCCTGACCCAGGGCGCCGCCACCGTCAGCGATGGCCGCGATCTGGTGAGCAACATCGAAACCAAGAACGGAAGCGAGCGCATCGAAACCACGATGCAGGTGGACTACTCGTTCGGCCTGGGTCTGAAGGGCTACACCTGGGACGAAGCCAACGGCGGCAAGAGCCCCAGCGATGCCGCCCTGGGCACCGGCACCAACTGGGACAAGGTGGCCACCGACATCAAGCAAACCGCGGGTGTTGTCGCCATCGGTGACGCGGCCAAGAACTAAGCCAAGGGGAACCCATGACCACGAAGAACATCTGGCTGGTTCCCCATCCGGTCCACCGCTACGCGGAAGACGTGAAGGCGCTCGCGCGCGCTCACGGCCTGATCGTGGTGGACCCGGACGCCGCCGGCCCGGACGAACTGGCCCGCGCCGTGGACAAGGCGCCCGAGCTGACCCTGCGCGAGGGCGACAAGCCCAAGAAGGGCGGCAAGAAGGAGGGCGGCGCGAATGGCTAAGACGAACGCCCCGGCCGCGCCCGCCATCCCGGCGCACGGCCGCACCCCCGAAAACACCCCCGTTCCGGGCGGCGGTTCGTGGACCTGGGACGCCGATTCCGGCGCCTGGGTTGACACCAGCCCGAAGCCCACCGAGAAGGAGTAAACACAGTGCCGCGCTATATCCGCAACACCGTGCTCGCCGCGGCCATCGAAGCCACGGCGGGCGTGGACGCCACCCCGACTGGCGCCGACGCGCTGCTGGTGTTCGACGTGAACATCACGCCGCTGGAGGCCACCAACATCGACCGCGCTTTGGTGCGCGCCTACTTCGGCGCGTCCGAGCAGCTTGTGGGCACCAGCTTTGTGCGCTGCAGCTTCGGCGTGGAACTGGCGGGCTCTGGCACCGCCGCGACCGCGCCGGCCTGGGGCAAGCTGCTGCAGGGCTGCGCCTTCGCTGAGGCCTCGCTCTCGACCCCCAACCGCGTCGAACTGTCGCCCGTCTCGACCGGCCTCAAGACGTTGACCCTGTACTACTACGACGATGGGGTTTTGCACAAGCTCCTGGGCGCCATGGGCAACGTGAAGCTCTCGGCCAAGGTGGGCGACCGCCCGAAGCTGATGTTCGATTTCATGGGCATCGACGGCGGCCCCGTGGCCACCCCCAACGTGGCGCCGACCTATACCGCGTGGAAGACCCCGGTCGCCATGACGAAGGCGAACGTGGTGGATGTGACCTTGGGTTGCACCTACGCGGCCGGCGCGCTCTCGGGCGGCACGCTCAAGAAGTCCACCGGCCTCGAAATCGACCTGGGCAACGCGGTGCAGTTCACGCCGACCCTTGCCGATGAGTCGGTCGACATTACCGACCGCCAAGCGAAGGGCTCGGTGCAATACGAAATGAGCGCCGCCGATGAGGTGGCCATGATTGCCGCGGTGAAGGCCAACGCGGTGCAGAGCATGGGCTTCACCATCGGCACGGCCGCGGGTAACAAGATCATCCTTTTCATGCCCAAGGTGCAGCACTTCAACCTACGCAAGGAAGAGGTGAACGGCCGCCGCTTCATTGGTCTGGACTTGAGCCTGATCCCTGACAGCGGCAACGACGAGCTGCGCATCGTCACGCAGTAAGGGCCGCAAGGCCTACCCGGGGCGCGGCCAGGCGCTGCGCCCCTCTCTCCCTCCCAACCCCTCCCCCTGACTCCCTGGACTGAATCACATGGCTCTGAAGCTGGTTGTTTCCGCTACCGTTTTGATCGCCGTTGCCGGCCTGCTGCATGACGAGGCCGGCGTGGCCCGCCCGTTCACTTGCTCCCTTACCTGCGACCGCCTGACC